ATTATATAAGTACTGTTGTAGTATCACAATATACAACCGACAGAGATGGAAAGGTACGATATATACTTGCAGGGTGAAAAAGTCCGTTCTGACATTGATGAGGAAGAGATGCTTGAGGTGACTCAAGAATATGCAGAACAATTTTATCGTGACGGAACCCCACACCCTGACGACATCGAAGTGAAATACTTGGGTACAGAAACGGAGGACTGACGTCCTCCTTTTTTGTGTGTATAATTAGTAATAGAGAAAGTTTATTATGTCAACACTGATCTGCAATTTGCCTGCCATACATGTATGGGTGAGAAAAGAATATCTAAGAGACCATAAAGACGGACATGGTGAGTTCGTAAAAGGAGTATGGGTGTCTGCAAAGTCTATGCCCGGTCGTGCCTTTTACTTTGAGACATATTTGTATGAATATGCTGCTCTATTTGATAAGTTACCCATCAGTGCTTTTGTGTCTTCACCAAAGACACCTACCCCTGATATGAACTTACCTAATTTACAATTTTGGAACTGTATGGATTATGGAGTCACAGCAATCACAAAATCGATCATCGGAAGTGCGGATTATGAAATTAATACCCGTGATCACGGAAGCATTAGAGGAGAATACATCTGTACACTGGACAACTATCACGACTCTGCAGATAGCATTGACTGTTCTACTGCTGAAACACCTGCGGAACACAAGTCACACAATCTCATAGCATTGAACAACGGTCAGTTCGCTCTCTACCCGAATAACAGGATGAGAATCTATGATAATAGTCTAACACCACCAACACCTAAAACACCGGACTTCAAGGTCTCTACAGAGTACTATCAGGTTGAGAATGGGCATGATAACCTAGGTCTTGGTGATCAAGAGGAATATTTCTGGAAGACACAGAAAGATAGAGAAGGAGTCATGGCAGATATAGATGAACAATATTATCACCACTTTAGTCAACAGCATAAGTCGGACGAGAGATAACTCTTAGAAACTGTCTAAATAGCACTAAATACACGAGTATTGTATAAAAGTGCCTCTCAAAAAAATATCAAGGGGTTTTAGGGATATATCATTATCCTTTTCGAGACACCCAATCACAAATGATATAATAACGCTCAAAGATGCAGATGCCATCAAACGTGCGGTGCAGAATCTTGTGAGAATAAAAATTGGAGAAGTATTTTTTAGAAACGATGTAGGTACAAGACTAACAGGGTCACTTTTTGAATTGGCAACAGATGATTTGATCGATCCCCTCGTTAGTGAAATTGAAACTGTTATAACAAACTTTGAACCCAGAGTTAATTTGAAAAATGTCAACGTTTCTTCTACTCCGGACGAAAATAGTCTGAACGTTGAAATTTCATACGATATTATAGGTTTGCCTTTACCACAGCAGACAATAGACTTCATTCTAGAACCCACTAGACTATAATGGCTCTTACACAATTTACAAACCTAAACTTTGAGGATATAAAGACCTCTATAAAAAGTTATTTGAGACAAAACTCAAAATTCACAGATTTTGACTTTGAAGGATCAAATCTTTCAATTCTTCTCAATACGTTAGCATATAATTCCTACATTACAGCATATAATACTAATATGGTTGCTAATGAGTCATTTATTGACTCGGCGACGTTGAGAGAGAATGTTGTATCATTAGCAAGAAATATTGGATATACACCTAGATCAAAACGTGCTGCAGTTGGTGTGGTTAGATTCAACTTTGCAGGCATATCTTCAACTGCTGCTTCTGTGAGTATTCAACCGGGTGTTTTCGCAAATGCAGGGTTTGATCAGAAAAACTACCTTTTCTCTTTAGCAGAAAAATTAACTGTTCCTGCAAACAATGGAAAGGCAACAGGTGCTGCTTTAATTCATCAAGGACAATATCTTGAGAAGAAATGGACAATAGATTTATCACAACCTAATCAAACTTATGTTCTACCTAACAATGGTATTGATTTATCTACTTTGAATGTCACAGTTCAGAACTCTGCTTCTGATACAACTGTAACTAATTTCAAGGCAGTAGATAGCATTGTTGGTATCGATGGAAACTCAAACATATATCTTACACAAGAGACAACAGATGAGAAGTATGAAATTATATTTGGTGACGGTATCTTCGGTAAAAAATTAGAAACAGGTAATGTCGTAACCGCATCTTATATCGTTACAGATGGTCCTACTGGTAATGGTGCGAAGTATTTCAACTTTGCAGGCACTGTAAAGGACGATAGTGGAGCAGATGTGAATACTTTGGAAGTAGATATACGCACATTGAGGGCAGCAGAGGGTGGAGATGATATAGAAAGCGTTGAAAGTATCAGAAACTATGCACCTAGAAGGTATGCTGCACAGAATCGTGCGGTTACTGCTACGGATTATGAGGCATTATTACCATCAATATACACAAATATAGAATCTGTGAGTGCATTTGGGGGAGAAGATCTAAATCCACCTCAATATGGTCGTGTCTTTATCGCAGCAAAACCCAGAAATGGTAATTTTTTACCTGATTCTACAAAGACATCGATACTGAAATCTCTGAAGAGTTATTCTATAGCGGGTATTGTTCCATCTTTTGTGGATCTAAAATTCTTATATGTTGAGTTGGATAGTTACATCTACTACAATACAAACTTTGTTGGTGCTCCCGATACTCTAAAAACAAATGTTATAGATGCTGTCTCAGAATTTGGAAAGCAAGCAGATCTCAATAAGTTTGGTGGTAGATTCAAATACTCTAAGATGACTTCGGTTATTGATGGTGTTGATGATTCGATTACATCTAACATCACTAATGTAATCATTAGAAGAAATCTAAAATCATTGATAGATCAATTTACACAGTATGAATTGTGTTTTGACAATGAGTTTTATCATGAATTAGACTCTTACAATATCAAGAGTACAGGATTCAGTGTCTCAGGGGTCGATGGAACGGTCTACATTGCCGATAAAGTGGTTCCGGGGTCAGATATAGGTAATTTGTTCTTATTCAAACTCACAGACGCTGTAGACGTCGAGATAGTGTCTACAAACTTTGGTACAGTCGATTATAAGAAAGGTGAGATCATTATAAACACAGTGAACATAACTTCTACACTCTTACCAGAGAATATCATTGAGATACAGGCAGTGCCATTATCAAATGACGTTCTAGGAAGAAAAGAGTTGTATTTACAACTCAGCAGTGATAAGAGCAACTTTACTATGAGACAAGATTTGATATCATCAGGAGCGAACGTGTCTGGAACAAGATTTGATGTTCAATCAAGTTATAGTAATGGTAATAAGGTAAGGGGTGCTATTGTTTCGAGTGCATCAGGGACTGGTGGTCTATTAGTTGGTTATGTCAATGGTCAAGCATATTACGGTCCATTCCACACTATGTCAGATGGAACTAAAATGACCGGTTCTGTTCACTCAGTAAATAGTGTACAGATTCGTGACACTCTCACCTCAATCACACCCGTGAATACATCTTCGTCATCAACATCATCAAGTAGCAGCAGTAGTAGTACATACTAATGATAGAAACCTCACTATCCAGAGTCAAAATACATGAAGTAATTGAAAGTCAGATACCTGAATCTATAGGTTCTGACAATCCTGTATTTGGCGAATTTCTAAAGCAATATTACATATCACAGGAATATCAAGGAGGACCAGTTGATATTGCTGAGAATCTCAATGAGTATAAAAGTATTGATTTTCTCAATAGCGATAATCTGACTGGATTTACCTCAGTATCAAACTATATTCCCCCAAACAGCAAAACAATATACGTTGATTCGACAAATGGATGGCCGTCTTCATACGGACTTTTGAAGATTGATGATGAGATAATCACATATACAGGTATAGGTTCTACATCATTTACAGGATGTGTAAGAGGTTTCAGTGGTATTGAGAACAATCAGAAAACGAATGCTCCAGAATATTTGACATTTACTCAATCAGGAGTTTCGACACACGCTGATAGATCACGAGTAACAAATCTAAGTAATATATTCTTACAGAAATTTTTCAAAAAGGTAAAGGGTCAAATTGCACCCGGTTTTGTAAACCGTAACTTTACTGGCAAATTAGATAGTCGTCTTTTCCTAAAACAGGCACAGGACTTCTACAGTGCCAAGGGAACAGAGGAAGGTTTCAAGATTCTCTTTGGAACTTTGTATAATGAAGCGGTTGATATGATAAAACCGCAGGAATTTCTCTTCAAACCATCGGATGCAGAATATACTGTAAATGATGTATTGATTGCAGAAATTATAAGCGGAGATCCGAAGAAAATTAAGTCTCAATCTATATCACAGGGCGATTATGCATTAGCATCTGTCTATGATGTTGAAAATATTGTTATTCAAGATAAGACTTATTATAAGATACGATTATCTTCAGATACTATTGAAGGTAAATTCTTGCCTACTGTAAGAACTAATCTTACAAGTGAACTTAAATCAGGTTCTTCTGTCATACATGTAGATTCAACTGTTGGATTTGCAAAATCAGATTCTGTAACTATAGGAAGGAGAGTTTATGCATATACTGATAAAACTGTTACAGAATTTTTGAATGTCACTGGTGTAGGAACTGTATCAATTGGTGCTACTGTAAATCAAGGTGATAATATCATATCATATGAAGATGGTAAGTTATATCGTCCAGTCAAACTAAGAGTATTGAATTCTATTGTTGGTTTTGAAGGAAGTGGTGTTTTACAGCAAAAAGGTAGTGAATATAAAATCAAAACACTTGGTGCCACTAAGACAGACCTTAGATATAGTGAGTGGTTAGAGAATATTGCAACGAAACATGTTGTGCAGGATTTCAAGACAATCTCTGCAGGAAACTATGAACTTATATTGACTGCGAAACATTATTACAAGTCTGGACAACCCATATCTGTCAATGACGCTGATGGTGGATCTCAAGACGGTACGATTACAGGTATATTGAATGATCGTATTGTTTATATCAGTGCACCCTCTCTTTTAGCGGGTAAGAATTATCACATACAAGCAAAACTAAGAAAGCAGAACAATAATGTTGCAGATGTACAAAATACCTACGCACAAGGTGATACTGTCGTTGTTGCATCAAATAGTTTACCTCATTACCCCATAGATGTACAAAAGAGAATAAGAACATTCAGTTCATCTGGAATTTCAACAAGATCTCAAGTAATTACGATACCTGATCATAATCTACAGCATGGTGATATAGTTCTCTATAATCCTCTTGTAACAGGATCACCTGTAGCGGGTCTCAGCACTGGTCAATCTTATTATGTGACCAATCTAACCCAATCCACGATTTCACTCTCTCTATCGGCAGAGAACGCTCGTAGAGGTGAATATGTCTTTGCATTTGATACTGCTGATATTGGAACAAACACAAATCACTCACTTACTCCATTTGAAGTTGGTTTTGGTACAATTGGTGCACAAAAATTACTTCGTAAGTTTACTCAACCAGAATTCGGTTCTACCAAAGATAAAACAGAGACTGGTAAGGGTGTAGGACTCTTTGTAAATGGTGTAGAAGCATATTCATACAAATCTTCCGATAAAATTTACTATGGATCTGTAGAGACAGTAGATGTACTGAATCAAGGATCAGATTATGATGTAATCAATCCACCTCGTATATCCGTGCAGCAAGACGGACATACTGGTATAGGTGCATCTGTTATCGCACATGTGAGTGGTAAACTGCAGGAGATACAAGTAACTTCTCGCGGATTAGACTATAAAGGAACTCCTGACGTAAAAATTACCGGTGGTAATGGTCAGGCAACTGCTGAAGCGAAGATGAGACTCGCTCCACATGAAGTATTCTTTGATAGTACCAGTGTTGGTGGTGTTCTGAATACTAGCACTGATAAATTTACATTTACTGAACCACATGGATTCAAACATGGTGAAGAGGTTGTCTACGGAACCGATGGCTCAACGACCATTGGAATTGGCACTACTCCGGGAAATCTTGTTAACAAATCAAGTTATTTTGTCATCAAGAATGACGACTTTACCCTATCACTCGCCAAAACCCGTAATGAGGCACTTGCAGGTATCACAACACTTCCGATTACAACAAATGGTGGTGGATTACATAACTTTGAAACAAAAGAATCTAGACTAAAAGTAGACAGTGTAGAAATCATATCGTCAACAGACTTCCAGAATAGAGAGAACACAGTTGATAGCGTTGGTATCAATACCTTTACAGATGTCATAAACATACCTAATCACAGATACTCATCAGGAGAATTGATACGGTATGGTGGAGGAACGGTATCAAATATCTCTGGTCTTACAGTTGGTAATGATTATTATGTTGTAAAGATAGATGATAATAACTTCAGAGTTTCTATTTCAACTTCATTAGTTGATTATGTAGAGATGACTCTACCCGGAACTGGTGTTCATTCTTTCAACTATCCACCGGTATCCGTAACTATTGATGGTACACAAGGAATATCGACTTCTAATGCGACTGCATCTGCAGTGATAAGAGGAGAAGTTGATGGCGTACACGTAAAAACTAAGGGTAATGATTTTGGTTCACTCTTTATAAACGATAACTTCAAACCTGATGCGTTGGTCATTGAGGGATCTAAATCAGCATTTGATCCAGTCATTGTCAATGGAAGAATAGATTCTGTAGCGATCAAGAGTGGTGGTAAGGACTACTTCAGTGTCCCTGACATGATTATCAATGGTGATGGTGTAGGTGCTAAACTCATTGCAAGAGTAGCGAATGGAAAGGTTGTAGGTGTAGATGTTATAACAAAGGGTGCAGGATATACTGAGAATGGAACTACAATTACTGCGAAAACTCCCGGATCTGGTGTAATACTATCACCTAATTTGAAGACATGGACTATTAATAATGTTCAACGTTACGCTAATTTTGGTGATGTCAAGGATGATGATGGATACTATGGCGAACTAAAGGTAGCAGAAAACGGATATCCTTATGTAAATTACTATGCATCAAGAAAATTACGCGATCATTTAGAGGATGATGGCACATCACACTCACCAATACTAGGTTGGGCATATGATGGACATCCAATATACGGTCCATATGCGACTGCAAATCCTGATGGTAGTGGACCTCTAAAATATCTACAATCCAGTTATGCCAAGATATCTGGACTATCAAGAACAAATGGTCCCGCTTTGACTGACTATGCTGCAGGATTCTTTATTGAGGACTATGAGTTCCAAGAAGGATTCGGCGATCTTGATGAGCATAATGGTAGATTTGCAGTGACACCAGAATATCCATTCGGTGTATATGCTTACTACATCACAGTTTCTCCAAATCCAGTAACAAATCCTCTATCACCATTCAACAATAGAAGAGAACCTATATTCCCTTACATTGTTGGTGATTCATATAATTCAACATTATTACAGTATAATAATGAATTTACTTCAACACAAGATTCTTTACCTGAAGATTTATTAAGAAATACTGCGAAATATAACTTAGATGACTATCAATCAATATCAGATGGTTCAAAAACAAAGACTAGCATAGCATCTATAAAGAATACTCAAAAGGGATCTATCGATAGTTTGAAGATAGTTGACGGTGGAACAAATTACAATATAAATGACAAACTAACATTTGATAATTCAAAAACAGAAGGTTTTGGTTCATTTGGTAAGGTTACTGAATTAGTCGGAGTTGCTGCAACTGTTATTACCTCTGCTGTACAAATCAAAGAAAGAATTGAACTAATTGCTAATGGTAGAACTGTAACAGGTATTGTCACTTCTGGTTTACATGATTATGAGTCTGGAATACCCGTACAGATAAGTGGTATCTCATCTGCGATATACAGTGGATTAGAGGGAACATATCCAATCAAAGTCAAGTTTGTAAGAAGTGGATTAGGAACATCTCTACTTGCAAGTGGTTTGACCACTACAATTACTCTTCGTGACGATATTAATATCTTTGATATCAATGATATCGTACAAGTGGGTGATGAGCAGATGAGAGTGATTGAACGTGATCACCTCAATCAAAAGATTACATTCTTACGTGCCCAGAACGGAACTACAGGTGCTGCACATACTGATAGAGCAGAAATCTACAGAAAAGAAAATAAATTTACGTATGAGATCGATAGACCAATAGATGCTCCAACTCCAAAGAATGAATTATATTATTTTGATGCTACTGGTAATATTGGTGTCGGTCTTACAGGTGGAGTAGGTATCGGCACCACCGTATCGTTTGTGGGTGCAGGAAATATCTCTACCACTACATTTCTTCCAATCAAGTCAATAAGACTTCCCGGTCATCCATTTGTACACGGTGATCCTGTAACTTATACACCCGGTGGTGGATCAAAGTTATTATATTCATTCGATGGTAGTAATACACATTTCTTACCAGAGACAGGACTGTTTGTACAGAAAATCAATAATGATCTAATTGGTATAGTGACCAATGCTTATCAGATTGATAATAAGCACGATAGAGTCTTCTTCAACGGAACTATTGGTATTGGTAACAGTCATTCATTCAGAACAAATAGAAACGTTCCAACTGCAAATGCAACTACATTTGAAGTTACTGTTTCGACTGCTACAACACATCATCTTGATAGATTTGATGAAATAGACATGAAAGTTGTTTCTGCAGGATCAAGCACACTCAATATCAATTATGATCCCGGAACTAGATTCATAAGTATTGGTTCATCAAATAATCCACCAATTACAACAACAATTGGTGAGCAACTTATATTTGACACTTCTGACAATGATCTATCAGGAACAAGACTAGACTTCTTCTTAGATCAAGACTTTACAAAGAGATTTGTCGGTTCTGGCAAATCAACCATGGAAAGAAGCGATACCTTGATTCCCGGAATCTCTTCTGCAAGAACTGTTTTACATGTCACTGAAAATGTGCCTGATGTTCTCTTCTACAAGTTCACATCTGTATCATCTAGCAAGTATGTTGATATTGATGAAGATGTGACTGATTATGGTAAAATTATTGTAAAAGCAAGTGAATTTACAGGTAAACACTCTCTAACCACATCTACAGGAACCACCTTCAAATTCTTTACTGGGGGACTACCAGAAAGAGTTGGATATACAAGTGAATCTAGTATTACTTACACTACATCTTCTGCAAACGCTCGTGGACCTATTTCCAAGGTTTTACTAGAAGAAGGTGGAATAAACTACAAAGATCTTCCAAAAGTATCTGTTGCTTCTACCACAGGTAAATCAGCAGTCATATTAGCAGAAACTGAAACTGCAGGTAAATTACTCACTACAGAAATTCTAGAATTTGGATATGATTATCCTTCAGACCCCACATTGAAACCTGAAGCATCTGTACCTAATATTATTACTCTAAAAGACAATTTCAGTCTAAAATCTATAGGAATCACTTCTACAGGTTCTAATTATCTAACTGCACCTGATGTCATCGTTTATAACAGACAAGATGATGTTGTAAACACAAGTATTGAGGCAGTAGCAAATCTAGAAGGATCCTCTGTCAATAATGTTAGAATTATCAATTCTGGTGGTAATTTGAAGAGCACAGACACTGAAGTCTTTGCTGTCAACAATACAAACGGTGTTGGTATTATAAGTGCCACATATTCAGATCCTACAGTTACCTTGAGGTTACAAACACCTTCTGGTGGATTTACAACAGCATTACCTTTACCATTTACTATTGGAGATGAAATCTTTGTTGAAAACGTTGGAGTATCAACTGGGCATGGATATAACTCTGCTGACTTCCAGTATTCATACTTTGTCGTAAGTGGTGTCAATACCAATGCAGGTCTTGTTGATCAAGCAACTATTACATATAATGTGACCAAAAATCCCGGAATTCATGATTTCCAGAATTTTGGTATAGTAACTAAAAAGTCTGACATAGCACAATTCAACGCTACACTTGAAGAAGGTTCTTTCTTCTCAGGTGAAGAAATTTACAATAACAATGCAGAAACAAACATCTCCAGAGGACAAGATAGTTCCACAAATATTATTCGAGTTGATTCTGTTGATGGGTTCAATATCGGAGACCTTGTAACAGGAAGAACATCTAGAGCGTCAGGTGTAATAGAAAGTATCACTCCAAACACAGGTAGATTCACAATAGGATCTACATTGAAAAGGTCGTTTGGATGGCAGAAAGATACTGGTAAGACAAATGAGTTCTTCCAAAGAATACAAGATAATGATTACTATCAAAACTTCTCTTACTCTCTCAAATCTCTTGTAGGAATATCAAGTTGGAGTGAACCAGTTGACTCACTGGCACACCCTGCAGGATTCAAGAAACATTCAGATCTATTAGTTCCATCAGTTGCATCGGTTGGATTAGGATCTACTGTATCAGCAAAAGAACAAACCATTTCTTCTTTAGTTCTGATTGATAATGTAGCAGATACAAACTGTAAGCATGACTTTGATTTAGTCAGAGAAATGACTGACGCTGCTCAAACTAAGAGTGATAAGGTTGTATTCAATTCTAATAAGTTCGGTGATGCTTTGGTTTGTAAAACAAACAGAGTTCTTGAGATAGATGATATAAGTCCACAATTCTATACTGATCCTGATGTAAACAGATCTGTAGAATTAGATACTTGGTCTGCTGCCGACTTCACTGCAGTCAAATACTACGCTCAAGTGGTTCTTGATTCCACTGCAGGAGTATTAGTCAACGAGACTCAATATTCTGAATTTGTTGTATCACATAATGGTGTGGTATCAATGGTCAATCAATACTCAGATTTATCTGATTCATTTGATCTAGGTGACTTTACAGCAGATTTTACAACTGGTGGTGATATCACAGTATCATTCGTGCCTTATAACAGCACCTTTGTTTATGATATAACAGTGTATCGTGAGATCATGGATCAGGGTGTGGGTGCTGCTACAACTTCATACGGTGGTATAAAGAAGGTTGGTGTTTCATCTTTTGTTGCAGCATCAGGTTCTCCATCAGAACAGATCATTCAATCAATTGATGCCAATGCATTCAAGTCTGGAACAGTTCTTGTTGCAGTCACTGGTAATCAAAAGGAGAAGGAAGTCTTAGAAGCAAGTTTTGTTGGTATAGGATCTACAGTCCAATACATTGAATATGGCAAGATGAAGGAAGATATGGATTTGGGAACATTCAATGTGGGTATGACCACCACAAATGATATGCAGATCAAATTCACTCCTATCGCCGGTATGGGTGTGACAGTTGCAACACTGACCACTCTTGTAGGTGTTGGTACTACAGTTGCAGGAACTGGTATTCCGGGTGGTTCATATGAAGTTGGTGATGCATACCTTCAGTCAAATAGAACTGAGATATCAGCATCTGGAACTCCTGCTGCTACAAACGTATCTTCTTTATCATACAACAATTATACCAGTGTTAAATATTACGTGGAGGTTGAGAATGTCACCAACAATGAATACTCAGCATTCCATGTCGCTGCCAATGCATATGATGGCGACTCTAATTATGTCAAGTATGGAAATGTCTCTACTGGTTTGACTGCTAAACGAGATATACAGAATACAGATATTACTGTTTCTGCTTCCAACTTAATCTTACAATTTACTCCAATGGAGAATAGAACCTATGTTGTAAGAGTATCTGAAATAAGAATTGACAAACCAGATGATGTTTCTAACGACACTACGATAGAGTACTAATGTTCAAGATAGGATCAGTAAATAAAAAATTCAATAAAGAGACTGAAACCTTTAGGTATTCATTTCATCTAACCCATAAGGGAGATCCTATCTTCCTGAAATCTTTTAGTGGAGCAGATACTTCTCAGGTCTTACTAGGTTCAGACACGATTGTATTGCAAAATCATTTCTTCACTACAGGTGAAGAATTAGAATATTATGCAAATGATACTGCAATAGGTATAGATCATACAAGTAGTGGTGTTGGTGCTGCTACTACACTACCAATGAAGGTTTATGCTATCAAGGTTGATGAGAATAAGATAAAACTTGCTGCAACTCCCGCATTAGCAAATGCAGGGACAAATATTGGGCTGACCACTGTTGGTGTTGGTGCAAGTCACTATTTTACTTCTAAGAAACAGAATAGTAAAGTTATAGTAGCACTGGATAATATAATTCAATCACCAATCTACAGTAAGGTCGGTGCTGCTACTACAACAGTTCAAATTTTGAATAGGGTTGTCTCATTATATGATGCTAGTCAGTTCAAATCATACGATCTTATAAAGGTTGATGATGAGATTATGAGAATTCAAGTTGTTGGATATAATGGCAATACAAATGATGTTCTTGTAGACAGAGAATGGATGGGAACTCAAAGAGCAACACATTCTAATGGTTCTGCTGTTCAATTAGTCAAGGGTGACTACAATATTATCAAAGATAGACTTACATTCGCTGATGTTCCTTTTGGTGGTATCAAAGTAAATGTTGGGGTAAGTTCAAATCAATTCAACATAACCACGAATAGTTTTACAGCACTAACTGATTTTCTTGTAAGTGGATCAGAAGTAAGACTTAGAAGTGTAAATCCCCCTGCACCATTAGTGGGTAATGACAATTACTTTATTATCAAGAATGGAGTAAATAACTTCTCTATAGCAGCAAATAGAGGAGATGCTCTTGTTGGCACTGCTATCACACTTACATCTGCAGGTATAGGAACTCACAACTTCTTATTCATTGATACTTCTAATGGAAGTTCGTTCCAAGGTAGATCTTTTATGAGATCTGATTACACTGGCAACGTGGTGATGGACGACGTGTCTGGAGGTTTTACTGGTATAGCGAAGACCTTTACTATCACAAGTGCAGGAGTCAATACAACAGGTATAACAAGTGATTTTGGTGCTGTACTTGTAAACAATATTTTCCAAAAACCAGAAGTAGATTATGACTTTATAGGCGGTTCTGCAACTGGTATCACATCAATAAGATTTACAGGTAATAGTACAAATACTATAAATCTAAGTGATGTAAATGCAAATAATTTACCCAGAAAGGGTCTTATAGTTTCAATAGCAAATTCGGAGGGATATGGATATCAACAACGACAAGTGGGAACAGGAACCGCAGTGGTTACGGGATTTGGTACGATTACAGTTGCAATTGGATTTAGTGGATCCGGATACAGAAACCCTCCTACAACTTATAGAATTCTGGTCGATGGCGGAAATCCTACGGTTGGGAGTGCTGGCACATTTACAGTCGAAGGGGGGCATGTAAAGGATGTGTTCATGAGTCCTGTAGGTACGGGATATACATGGACAGACGTTCCTAGAATTACTTTTGATAGTCCAGTTGGATATGATGATCTACAACTCATAAGTTCCTCAACTGGTGTAGGTGCATCTGTAACTGTGGATGTGGGTGCAGGACTTAGCATATCGTCATTCAACTTGAATAATATTGGATATGGTTTTACACAAGGAGAACAACTAAGAATTGCAGGAATCCCAACTGTAACAAGCATCGGATCTACATTCCGAAATGCTGTATTTACAGTTACTGAAACAAGAGACGATGAGTTTGCAGGATGGGTATTTGGTAAGGTACAAGTACTAGATGATTTTTCTGATGAGTTTGATGGTCGTAAGAAAGTCTTTACGATGACCGAAAATAAATCACCATTGAGTGTTGAGAAAGATCCCGGTTCACTTATTGATTTACAGCATAACTTACTAATATTCTTGAATGATATTATTCAAGAACCCGGTGTTGCTTATGTCTTCAGTGGAGGAACACAAATTGAATTTACTGAACCTCCTGTAGAAGGAACATCTCTACAAGTTCTCTTGTATAGAGGAACTGATTCTGATGTTGCTACAGAAGGAGCATTACAAACAATAAAAGCAGGTGATAGTATAAGAATTAGAAAGAGTAATGGTGAAATTACTCCTGTGACACAAAATGAGAGAATTGTTTCTGCTATAACATCAAGAGATACACTAAGAACTAACGTATATTCTCAGCAAGGAATATCGAATCAGATCACACCACTAAGACCAGTGGTTTGGTGTAAACAGCAAGACGATTTGATCGTTGATGGTGCTGTTGTAAGTAAGGCAAGGGATTTATATGATGCAAAAGTGAAACCTGCAGCGAGAATCATAAAGAGCATCAGCACAAGTGATAACACCTTCTACACAGGCGGTGGATCTGTTGTATTCAGCACGACAGAAGAACCTAATACATCAACATTTGGTGTTCAAATAATAGATGCTGATAAAAATAATACTGGGTTTGGAACTACCACATTCACAAACCCTGTTGAGACAGTAACAGGAGTATCTGTTTCTGGAGATCATGGTGTGATAACTGGTATTGGAACAACTGCAC